GACGAACACGGCATCATCGTGTGCGCCATGGGCGCGGATCGGCGCGGTTATGTACTGGACGACGTATCCCTCACCGGGACGCCGAGGCAGTGGGCCGAGCGGACCATTGCGACATACGACCGCTACGAGGCCGACGCCGTCGTCATCGAGATAAACCAGGGCGGCGACATGGTGCGCCACACCCTGGAAAGCGTGCGCCCCGGGGTGAAGATCATCGAGGTCAGGGCCACCAGGGGCAGGGGCAAGCACGTCCGGGCCGAGCCCATATCGGCCCTGTACGACCTGGGACAGATATCACACGTCGGGACGTTCCCCGAACTCGAGGACCAGATGTGCCGGATGACGGCAGCGGGCTACGAGGGCGAGGGCAGCCCCGATAGGGTGGACGCAATGGTCTGGGGCTTTACGGAACTGTTCCCCCGGATGGTGGCCCGCCCGGTCAAGAAAACCAGGATCGACCGTCACACTTCATGGATGGCTTAACTTATGGCTAATGACAACGACATCATCAAGGAAGCCCGCGAGGCGTTCGAGTTGTGCGAGGATGCCGAAACCGAAAACCGCGAGCAGTCCCTCGACGACCTCAAGTTCGCCCGCCTGGGCGAGCAATGGCCGGAAGGCGTCAAGAAGGCCCGCGATGATGAACACCGCCCGTGCCTGACCATCAACCGGATGCCCGCATTCATCCGCCAGGTGGTCAACGACGCACGTCGGAACAAGCCAGCGATCCGGGTCCACCCGGTGGACAGCCACGCCGACATCGAAACGGCGAAAGTCCTCGACGGGCTGATCCGCAACATCGAGGTGTCAAGCAACGCCGACGCGGCCTACGACACGGCCATCGACTTCGCGGTCTCCTGCGGCATCGGTTATTTCCGCGTGGACGTGGATTTCGCGGAGGACGACAGCTTCGACCTCGACTTGAGGGTCAACCGCATCTCGAACCCGTTCAGCGTCTACCGCGACCCGCGCTCGACGGCGGTGGACAGCAGCGACTGGAACCTGGCTTTCGTCACCGAACTGCTGCCGAAGGACGATTTCGAGAAGCAGTACCCGGACGTGGACACCGGCGATTGGGAAGCGGACTCCAAGGACACCGAGGACGACACCTGGATCACCAGCGACAGCGTGCGGGTGGCGGAATACTGGACGCGGGACGAGATCGAAAAAGAAATCCTCCTGATGACGAACGGCGAAATCCTGGACGCCGACGTATACGAAAAACAGCGCGAATACTACGAGGTCAACGGCATCGTTCCGCAGTCCTCGCGGATGACCAAGTCGCACCGGGTCATCCAGCGGCTACTGGGCGGCGCCGACGTATTGAGCGAAAAGGAATGGGCGGGTCGCTACATCCCGATAATCCCGGTCTACGGCGAGGAGGTGGTCGTCGGCGAGAAGCGGCATTTCATGAGCCTGATCCACTTCGCACGCGACAGCCAGGTCATGTACAACTACTGGCGCACGGCGGCGGCGGAACTCGTTGCCCTCGCGCCCAAGGCGCCGTGGATCGGCCCGACGGGCGCCTTCGTCACGGATGCCGACAAGTGGGCGTCGGCCAATATATCGACCCATCCCTATATCGAATACGACGGCCAGGTGCCGCCGCAACGGCAGGCGTTTGCCGGCGTCCCGGCGGGCGCCTTGCAGGAAGCCCTCAACAGTTCGGACGACATGAAGGCGGTGATGGGGATGTTCGATGCGTCCCTCGGGGACCGCTCGAACGAGGTCAGCGGCAGGGCCATCATGGCTCGGCAGCGCGAGGGCGACATTTCGACCTTTCATTTTATCGACAACATGACCCGCGCCATCCGCCACGCCGGGAAGTGCCTGATCGACCTGATCCCCCACGTCTACTCCGAGGCGAGGGTCATTCGCGTGCTGGGCGAGGACGAACAACCACAGACCGTGCAGATCAACCAGCCGATGCAGGTGCCGGACGAGCCGGAACCCAGGATATACGACCTGACCGCCGGGCGTTACGACATTGCCGTCAAGGCAGGCCCCAACTTCACCACGATGCGGGAGGAAGCGGCCACGCAGATGATGGAACTGCTGCGGGCCTTCCCGCAGGCGGCGCCGGTCATCGGCGACATCGTCGCCAGGAACCTCGATTGGCCGGGCGCGGAGGAAATCTCGGAGCGGCTGAAACAGTTGATCCCCGGCGGCATGGGAGAGGACCAGGCGATGGTCGCGTTGCAGGCTCAACTCCAGGACGCAATGGAACAGGTCAAGACGCTGATCAGGGACCGGCAACTGGTCGAGCAGAAAAACACCATCGACGCCGAAAAGGTCGTCGTGGACAAATACAAGGCCGAAACAGACCGCATGGAAACAATGGCCGATATCGAAAAGGAGAGATTGACGACGGGCGATAGGCCCGAATTTCAACCCCATTCAATCATTTAGGAGACCCTCATGGAAGAGGCAAACAATCCCCCAGAGCCGGAGGAACTTGTCGAGACGACGACTGAAGCACCCGAAGACGAGGACACGCCAGAGGACGCCACACCAGAGGACGATACCACCGAAGACACTACCGAAGACGAAGAACCCGAGCCCGCTGTCGTCGATGTCAAGTATGACGGCAAGGACTACTCGGTGCCGCCGGAATTGAAAGACGCCCTGCTGCGGCAGTCGGACTACACCCGGAAAATGCAAGACATGTCGGGGAAGCGCAAGGAACTTGAGGCTGCGGCCCAAACACTCCAACGCGATACCGAACTGCACCAGGCGCATATCAATGAGGTGGCGACGATCAAGGCTATCGAGCAACAGCTACAGGCTTACGAGTCCGTGGATTGGGAGACGGCCTATAACGACGACCCAGTGGAAGCGATGAAGCTGGACCGTCAACAACGGGGCTTGCAGGACAACAAGCAGCAGGCCCTGGCCCGGCTCCAGGAAAACCAGCACCAGGCATTCGAGCAACAGCGTGGAGAATACGCCAAGCTGCTTGAAAAAGGCCAAACCGCGCTGGAAGCGGATATACCGGGTTGGGACGCCGAGATGGCCGAAAAGACCCGCAAGTATGCTTTGAAAGCGGGACTGACGGAAACCGAGGCGTCGCGTGTAATCAACCCAGTCCACGTCAAACTGATCCACAAGGCCCGGCTTTACGACGAACTGGTCTCCAAGCAGGCGGCCAAGCCGAAGCCCGCCCCGGCGCAACCAGCCGCGAAGGTCAAGGGTGCCCGGCAAGGCGGGTCGAAAGACCCGGAGAAGATGACGGCAGACGAATGGGTGAGATGGCGCAACAAACAAGTGGCGAAACGCAGTGCTTAGTTTCGCCGTTGTCTCAATTCCAACCTAAGGAAGTTTGACCGATGGCTAACACACTACTCACGCCGACGGCGGTTACGCGGGAAGCCCTGCGTATCCTCCACCAGAAGCTGAATTTCGTCGGCACTGTCCTCCGACAGTACGACAGCAGCTTCGCCAAAAGCGGCGCGAAGATCGGCGACTCGTTGAAAATCCGCCTTCCGAACCAATACACAGTTCGTTCGGGCGCGAGCCTTTCGACGCAGGATATCGTCGAGTCTTCCGTCACGTTACAGGTTGCCACGCAGAAGGGCGTGGACACAACCTTCACCTCCGACGACCTTACGATGGACCTCGACGACTTTTCGGAGCGCATCCTGGAACCGGCGATGTCGGTCCTGGCGGCGAACATCGAAAGCGACGCCATGTCCATGTACAAGGACGTTTACAACCACGTCACGGACGTCGGGGCCACCGTTACCGTTGCGGATGTCCTCAATGCGGGCAAGGTGCTGACCGACAATCTGGCGCCTTATGACAAGCGGTCCTTGAACCTGTCCACGCAAGACAACGTGGACCTCGTCGATACCATCAAGGGGCTCTACAACGACCAGACGAAGGTCGCGAAGAACTACCGTGAAGGCCGCGTTGCCAGCAACACGTTCGGGTTTTCCGACATCATGGAGAACACGATGTGGCCGCAGCACACCACGGGCACCGACGACGGAACCGGCGACTATCTTGTCAACGACAGCGGCACGATAGCCGAAGGCTCGACCTCGATAACCGTCGATACGGGTGCAGGCACATGGAAAAAGGGCGATATCTTCTATTTCGCCTCTGTCTACCGTGTCCATCCGGAGACCAAGGCCACACTGACCCAGTTGCAGCATTTCGCCGTGACGAGCGACGTGTCGGCCAGCGCGACGAGCATCAGCTTCACCCCTGAATTGAGGAGTACCGGGGCGAAACAGAATGTTAGCGCCATGCCTGCCAACAACGCCGCGCTTCACAAGAACGAGAGCGATCAGAGTACCGATATCGCCGCGAGCGCGGATTTCGGCGTTTCTTTGGCTTACCACAAGGATGCGTTTGCGTTTGCGACGGCTGATCTGCTCATGCCGACCGGCGTTGATTTTGCCGCTCGCGAGGTTGTGGACGGCATCTCGATGAGGATCGTGCGGGATTACGCAATCTCGACCGATACGTTCCCTTGCAGACTCGATGTCCTGTACGGGTACAAGACCGTCAGGCCCGATTTGGCTTGCCGCATCCACATGAACTAAATCTCTCCCGACTTGGGGGCCGCCTTCCTATGAGGAGGCGGTCCCCGTCTTTTTTGAGGTGACAAATGACAAAAGTTTTTCTCTACCGGGTCGTCGGCGGCGAGGTGGAAGCCAAAATCTTCGATGCCGACGACGTGCCGAAGAGCGGCTGGTCGGACAGCCCGGCAGCGGCGAAGGCGAAACCCAAGCCGACTAAAAAGAAAGCGACGTAACGGGCGGACGCCATGTCGATAACCACCCTGGCCGAACTGAAAACGGCGCTCGATACAGAAACGAGCCGCAGCGACATTACCTGGGACGATTACATCACCCGGGGGGAAACGCGCCTGAACCGCAAGCTACGGCTGTTGCAGCAGGAGACGGACGGTTCCCTGACCCTGTCGTCCGGTAACGATTCCGTGGCCCTGCCGAGCGATTTCATTGCCCACAAGGATTTGTACTACACGAGCGACAACTGGCAGCCAATCCAGCTTGCCTGGCCCGCCCTGCGGACGAAAGCCAGCACGGCCAGCGGGCGGCCCGATTATTACGCCATTGGCGACAAGATATATTTCGAGCGCAGCGCGGACCAAGGCTACACGCTGAAGCAGCATTATTTCAAACGCTGGGATCTGGCTACGGACAGTGCCAATTGGCTGCTGACCAACGCGCCCGACGCCTATATCTATTCGGCCCTGATGGCCTTCAACACCAGAGCCAAGAACTCGCAGGCCGTGGTGGAAAACCGGGCGCTGCTGGAAGAGGTTGTCAGTGAACTCAACATGATGGACGGGCAGACGAGAGCCCGGGTCAAGATGGTGACGGAGTTCGGCGGCGCCGGTTTCGACATCAACAGGGATTGATATGGTTCCCTTCGGACCATTCCTGCCTGACCAGGCCGACCTGGGAAACCCGGGCGCCACCATTGCCAACAACGTCCTGCCCAGGACTGCGGCCACCTACGGCCCGTTCCCGGCGTTGAGCGCGGTCTCGGCGGCGCTCGCCAACCGCCCGCAGGGGGCCGGGTCGTTCACCCAGAACGAGGGGACGGTCCACACCTTCTGCGGCGACAGCGCCGACCTGTTCAAGTTGAGCGCGACAAGCTGGTCCAACGTCTCCAAGTCCTCCGGGGCCTATACGGTGGCCGTGAAGGATACCGTTAATTTCATCCAGTTCGGCGACAGGGTGATCAGCGTCAACGGCCACACGGACCCGCCGCAGAGTTACGTCATGGGGACCAGCAGCGCCTTCGCCGACCTGGCCGGCAGCCCGCCGCGGGCAAAGGTGGGGGCGGTGGTCAAGGATTTCGTCGTTTTCGGGAATACCTGGGACGCCACGGACGGCGCCAAGTCCAACAGAATTTGGTTTTCGGCCATAAACGACCCGACGGATTGGCCGACCATAGGCTCCGCTGACGCCGCATCGAAACAGTCCGACCGGCAGGACTTGCCGGTGGGCGGCCAGGTGCAGGCTATTGTCGGGGCCATCGGCGGCATGGACGGGGCGGTGTTCTGCAAACGCGCCATCTACAAGCTGCAATACGTCGGCCCGCCAACCGTGTTCAATATCCTGGAGGTCGAGCGCGACAGGGGAACCCTTGCCCCGAATAGCGTCGTCAACGTCGGGCCTTTCGGCTTCTACCTCGGCGAAAGTGGATTCTTCTCGTTTTCAGGATCGGGCAGCAAACCGATAGGCAGCCAGAAGGTAGACAAGTTTTTCCTGGACGATCTGGACCAGAATTACATGCACCGTATTTACGGCGCGGGCGACCCGCTGTCCCGCCAGGTGTATTGGGCGTATCCCGCCGTCGGTAACACAGGCGGGCGGCCCAACAAGGTCATCGTCTACAACTGGGCCGTGGACCGCTGGTCAACGGCGGAAGTGGAGCAGGATTTCATGTTCCGCAACCTGTCCATCGAGGTCACCCTGGACGGCATGGACGGCTACGGGAATATGGACGCCCTCGGCGTGTCCCTGGACGACCCATCGTGGATCGGCGGGCTGACCATCCTCAACGGCTTCAACGAAGACAAGAAACTGGCCCGCTTTACCGGCGCCCCCCTGGCGGCAAGCCTGGAGACCCAGGAGATCGGCGGAACCGGGCGTATCTTCGTCAACGGGGTGCGCCCGTATATCGATGGCGGCACCGTGACGGTTAAACTGCGCTACCGTGACCAGCCGGTGGATGCGGTGACCGAAAGCAGCGAGAACGGCATCGACGCGGACGGGCAGGCCCACTTCACGGTTTCCACCCGTTTCGCCCGGGCGCAGGTCAATATCGCCGCCGGGGGAAGCTGGACCCATGCCCAAGGGGTCGATGCGGAGGTTGCCGGGGACGGCGCGGCATGAGCGTTTCCGAATACCCGGTCCCGCCCCTCGACCTGGACGACGCCGACCAGCACCGCAGGCAGTTGGCCCAATCGAACAGCCTGTTGATGTTCGGCAAAAGCAACAACGTCATCGACGTGACGCTGACGGCCAGCGCCGCCTCGAGTACCGTTACGGATGCCAGGCTGGGCGTCCACACGGCCTGCCTGTTCATGCCGTCCTCGGCCAACGCATCGGCGGAAATCGGCAACGGCACCATATACGTTTCAGACACGGGCCGGGTGAACGGCAGTGTAGTCATTACGCACGCGAACAATTCGCAGACGGATCGGACCTTCAAGATGGTATTGGTAGGATAAAATGCCCTGGATCGACAACCAGTATACTTTCCCCCGGGCCGCTGCGGCCAATTTGCAGGAGATATGGCCGTGGCCGACGCCTGCGGAAACGCCGCCCGCGCCTGCGCCCATCAATCCGCTATTGAGGGTCAAGCCCCTGCTCGCGCAGCCCGACGACGGTGATGATTGGATCGACCCGACTGACCCGAATGTTTCTGATCAGTTTGATGCGGGCGCTTCTCTGCGTTTCGGGCCGGAAGTCGATGAGACATATCCCTATGGCGGCGGTCAGCGGGCCGGTCGGGTTTTGGGGACGGGAGTGGGATTGCTGGGCGGCGTTCCCGGGCCAGGGCTTCTGGGGTCTTTCCTGGGCGCGTATTCGGATGTCCTGGACGCCGAGAAGGCTATGGAGACCATAGGCTACGCCAGACCTGATCTAAGCACATGGGACGCCTGGGACCCGGTCGGGGCGCAAGCCTATGGATGGACCCCGGACAGATCGCCTTATTCCCAACTCATGGGACACTTCATGGGCATCACGGACCCCGATGCTTGGGGATACGCCGCGCCCGGTACGCAGGAAATCTGGTCGGAAGCCCTGGATGTTCCGGGCATGGGATCGTCCGAGGCGGCTATTCAGGACGCGCTTGCTCAAGCCCAGTCCGTCGTTGAGGGCAGCGAATGGGGCGGCGGCATTAGTGATGTCGGTGAACTGTCCGATGATTACGATAGTTTTGGTTGGGAGTAATGGCTTGTCATTCAGCCACGGCGGGGCTTCTTGCCTAGCCGCCTCTGGGCCGTCCGGCGAAACGAATTATCGGAGGCGTGGCCGCACGTCGAGAAACTCGTCACCGACGCCCTCGACCACGGCACCAGCCGGGTTGGCGTCAAGGACGTACACGACGGCATCGGGACGGGCCGCTATCAACTCTGGATCGCCTGGGGGCCAGCGGCGGAGGGGATCGCCGTCACTGAAATACTCGATACTGAAAAAGAGCGGATAGCTTCCGTTTTCATCTGCGTCGGGAAGAACCTCAAGGAATGGCTGCGTCATCTTTCGTCCATCGAGAACTGGGCGAAGGCGGAAGGGTGCAGCGTTATCGAAGCCTGGGCGAGACCGGGCTGGGAAAGGGTTCTGAAGGATTACAAGAAAACACACGTCCAACTGGAGAAGAATCTATGAGTAGTTCTAGGCCGACAGGCCAAAGCACGACGGTGGTCAACCGCGACCCCTGGTCGTCGCAGGCACCATATCTAGAGACAGGGTTCGGAAGGGCGGAGACCCTCCTCGACCAACCACCGGAATTCTATCCATATTCGACTGTCGTGGACTATTCACCGGCCACGGAAGAGGCGTTGACGGGCATGGAAACCCGGGCGCGGGCGGGATCGCCCCTGACCGGCGCGGCCCAGGAAAACATCCTTTCAACCGTGCGGGGAGATTACCTCTCACCGGAGAGCAACCCGTATCTGACGAGCGCGATGGAAGCCGCCACGCGGCCCATGCAGGAGCGGTTCACCCAGGACGTGCTACCGGGGATTAGCAGCGCCTTCTCGCAAGCCGGGCGGTACGGCAGCGGCTTGATGGCGAACCAGCAACAACGGGCGGCGGAAGCCTATCAGCGCCAGATCGGCGATGTCACCTCCGCGATGGCCTATCGGAACTATGCCGACGAGCGGGCGCGGCAACAAGCGGCGGCGCAGATGGCCCCGGCGATGGCCGAAATTGACTACAGCGACTTGCAACGGCTGGGTGCCGTTGGCGGCGCCCGGGAGAAGCTGGCCGAGGCGCAATTGCAGGAAGACATCAGCCGCTTCGCCTACCAACAGGATGCCCCGCGTCAGGCACTGCGTGAGTTCATGGCGACAATCGGCGGCGGCCAATACGGCGGCACCGAAACGACGGCGCAGCCCCTGTACAGCGATCCTTTCGCAACCGGCCTCGGATATGCGGGGACGGGAGCCGGGATAGCCGCTGACCTCTTCGGCGGCGGCCAGGGGAAAAGCGCATGGTCTGGAATCAAGGGATTATTTTAATGAGAAACCGCATCCGCGCAACGGCGATCAGGCCGTTCGATCCCAGATATACTTCCCCGAACTATAACGTGGGTATGCCGATGGGTCTGTTGTCCGCCGACCCGAGTTACCCGACAAGACCAGATGTTCCGCCCAGCCCGGTGATATGGGGGCGAGGGGCCGATTGGGACCGGGCCGCCGACCCCACTGGCGCTTCGCCGCCGCCCGTTACCACCGGCCCAGCGCCGCTACCTACACAAGGACCATCACCGGAAGCGGCTTCCCGCCTGACCTCGTTTGGCGAGAGTTTAGGTGCGATAGGCCCTTACCTGATCGCCGCCGGGGCGCCGACCACCGACCCAAGCGCACGCGGGAAATACATTTCCCAAGGGGCGTTGGCCTTCCAGAAGGCGTCGCGTGAGGCAAAGGCCAGGGAATTAGCCAGGCAAGAGCTCGGTGCAATTTCAAAGATGGCTGTGAAGCTGGGGATGCCCCCTGACACCCCCGCCGCTATGGTGACGGCGGCGATGAAGGCCGGAACTCCGGCATCTATTATCAAAGAATTCACGCAGGCCAAGGCCGCAGGACTACTCCCCGAGGGCATGACCTACCAGGAGTATATCAAGGCGCGTCGGGCAGGCACGACCATCAACGTGGGCGGCAAGTCTGAAATTTGGGGTGATCCGCCGAAGGATATGGTCTGGGCGCGTAATCCCCAAGGCGAGGTCATCACGAAACCGGATGAAAAGTCTGGACACCTGCGGCCCGTTGCCATTCCAATTTTCACGCCAGCCGAGACAAAAAGGCGGGAAACTATCGAAAGGACCGCTGACCTTGTGCTGGAAGACATCGGACGGGCAATAGATATCGCCACTGAAAGCCCGATTCTGACGACTGGTGTTGGTGGCCTATTCCTCTCTAAAATAGCAGGCACTTCGGCAGCCGATCTCGAAAACCTGTTGGTGACAATCAAATCCAACATCGGGTTCGACCGCCTGCAACGGATGCGCCAGGAGTCACCGACAGGGGGTGCATTGGGTAATGTGTCCAATTTGGAGGTCAAGACGCTACAAGCCGTCATGGGAAGCCTGGAGCAGGCCCAATCCGACAAGCAGTTCATCTACAACCTCAGACGCCTCAGTAACATCTACAACGATATCGTGCATGGCCCGGACGGGGGGCCGAAACGCTTTGAATTAGGATCAACGGCGAAGGCTTCCGGCGGAGAAATTAAAATAAGGAAAATTAATCCAACAGCGCCAGGTGGTGGATAATGGCAACCTATCAAATCGAATGGGCGGACGAGACTTACGAGATCGAGGCACCGGACGATATGCCCGAGGCGCAAGTGCGTGAAAAGTTCGAGGCCAGTATGGCGCAAGCGCCACCGCCGGAAGCGACAACGCCCCCGGCTGACGATTGGCGCGGCACCGGGGTCGGCGGTTTCGTGCGCGGCCTGCGGGACATCCCGGATGCCGGGGCGGAATTGATGGCGCGTGCGGTCGAGGCCGCCATTCCCGACGATTGGGGATTGGATAAGTGGGCCAAGCGACAGGTGGCCGAGATCGTAAGGATAAACCGCGAGGCGGAACGCGGATATCAGCAAGATTGGCGCGGGGGCGAAATGGTCGGCAAGTTCGACAAGAGCCGCCTGGCCGGGAATATCGCCGCAACGCTCCCGCTTACCGCCATCCCCGGCGGGGCGGCGGTATCCGGCCTGGCCCGCACAGGACAAGCGGCGACGGTTGGCGGTTTGTCTGGCGCCCTAATGCCGGTTCATGGGGACGAGGACGACTACTGGAAGACGAAAGCCATGCAGACCGGCCTCGGCGTTGTTGCAGGCCCAACTGCGCCATATCTGGCCCGGGGGGCCGCCAGGGTGGTATCGCCCGCTACGGACGCCGCGACAAAGCAGCTTGCCAAGGCTGGCGTGCCGATGACGCCCGGGCAAATTTTAGGCGGCGCATGGAGGGCGACGGAGGAAAAACTGACCAGCATCCCGTTTTTCGGTGACGCCATCAAGGCGGCCCAACTGCGCGGGCTCGTGGCATTCAACAAGGCGGTCGGTGACCGCGTCCTTAACTCTATCGGTCAAACGGTGCCGAAGAAAATCAGCGCCGGTCCAGACATGGTGCGCCATGTCGGCAACGAGCTTTCCCGCGCCTATGACGATGCGCTGAAGGGGGTCAACGTCTATATGGATGACATCTTCCGAAACGACATGGTCAAATTGGCCTCAATGGCCGATGCACTCGGGGGCGCGGCAGGGAAACGGTTCAAGGTTATTCTTGAGAATAAGGTCTTTTCTAAATTCAAGGGCGCCCGTCCGGGCATGGTTGGCCGTTCATGGAAGAAAGTCGAGGAGCAACTCGGGAAAGACGCCAAGAAATTCAAGCGGAGTGCTGATGTAGACCAAAACGAGATAGGCCATGCATTAACGGAAGCGCAGGCGGCGTGGCGCGACTTGCTGGCCCGCCATGCGGGGGGAAAGGCGCAGCGGGTCGCCGATATCAACGAGGGGTGGGCCAAGCTGACCATCTTGGAAAACGCGGCCACCGCAGCAAAAGGCCGCGTCTTCACGGCGCCGCAGTATATGGCGGCTGTCAAAAAGGCCGACCCGAGGGTGAGGCAACGCGGCATTGCACGCGGCGAGGCCCTCGAAGTGCCAATGGCGCGGGCGGGCGTCGAGAAACTGGCCCAAAGAGTCCCGGAAAGCGGAACTGCCCCACGTGCATTGATGGCCGGGTTGCTGGGTGGCGGTTATTTTTATGAGCCGACAACCGCCGTGGCGCTCGGCACGGGGCTTGGATTGGGCGCGGGGGCGTATACGTCCCCCATGCAGCGGCTCTTGCAGACCTTCTTGACGAGGCGCCCCCAGGCGGCGGGGATCGTCGGGGGTGGGTTGCGCCGGGCCGCGCCGACGTTGTCGCCAGCGGTCCCGCAGGCTTTAGGCGGGCTTATCGGGCCATAGGCAATGGATGGCGGCTCCCGTGAGCCAGCCGAGACCGTGCATCACCTTCCCGGCCCCCAGATAGAACCAGTATTGCAGCCATTTGCGGAATCGTGCGTAAAGCGGCAATAACAGAACGACCCCGGCTGCAACCAAGGCGGTGTGGAGTGCCTGATTGGCGTCCATGCGGCTATTTTACACCACGTTTCGGAGATTTAGAATATGGCGATGAAAAACTGGTCCACGACGGCGTCCAGCAACGCCACCGTTGACTCGATAAATTTCGCGGAGGCACAACTCCCCAGCACCGTGAACAACTCCGCCAGGGAGCTTATGGTCGATGTCCGCACGTTCCTGAACGACGGCGGATGGCATAACTGGGGCCACACGACGACCTATGCCAGCGGCACCAGCTTCAC